GATCGGCAAGGGCACCAAAAAGCACCCCGGCTTGCGGGCGAAGCGCCGCCTGTTCCTGTCCGGCACGCAGCTCTACACGCGCCCGCGCGACCTTTGGACAATGTGTATGACGTGCGACCCGGACGGGGTTGGTAAGGGGTACTGGCGCTTCCTTCACCGCTACTGCGACGCGCACACGGACCACTTCGGGCACTTGAACACGGACGGCTCGAAGAATGAGAAAGAGTTGCAGCGCCTCATGCGTGAAGCATTTATGATCCGGCGCACGAAAGAACAGGTCAGCGACGAGCTGCCGCCCGTCTACCAGATGATCCCGGTCGATCGCATTGGCGTCGAGCAGTTGTTGCGTAAAGAGAAACAACTGCTTTCCGAGAACAGCTCGCAAGTGTCCTCGCTCGTGGGCGACCTCGCCGCGAAAGACGCTCTCGACGGATGGCTCACGCCGCTGGCGGAGTCTGACCGCACCGTCATCGAGGGGGTCGGCCACTACGCCACGATCCGGCGCGAGCTGGGGATGAAGAAAGTGGGCAAGGTTTGCGATTTTGTGGACACGTTGTTGGAAAGTGTTCAAAAAATCGTAATCTTTGCACACCACCGCGACGTGGTGACCGCGCTCGCGGAGCACTATCCTAACTCCGTCAAGGTGATGGGGGGCATGACCGCCACCAAAAAGCAGGCGGCGGTTGACAAATTCCAAGACGATCCGACGTGCCGCGTGTTCGTCGGAAACATACTGTCGGCGGGCGAGGGCATTTCGCTCGCGGCGGCCAACGTTGCGGTCTTCGCGGAAATCTCCGGCGTTGCTTCGGAGATGGATCAAGCGGAGCGCCGCCTCGCATTGCTTGAAAAGACTGAGCAAAACCTCATCTATTATGTAGTCAACGAAGGCTCACTCGACGAGCGTCTTGTGCAAGTCCTGAAGGACCGGCGAGAAACTTTTCAAAAAGCCATGAATGTAGAAAGGATACTCGCCGATGAAGGCGCTCTTTGACATTGAGACCAACGGCCTGCTGCCGAAGCTGGACCGAATACACACGCTCGTGATCCGAGACGTCGCGCCGGAGAACTTCGACGAGCGCAAGACGTATCGCTTCCGGCGCAACGACGATGAGGACACGATCGAGGAAGGCGTCTCGATGCTTCTCAGCGCCGACTACATCATGGGCCACAATATCATCGGCTTCGACGTGCCCGCGCTCAAAAAGATATTCCCTTACTTCGAGAAGCCCGCGGACCAAATCATTGACACGCTCGTGCTGTCGCGCATCGTCCGGGCGAACCAGAAAGAGATGGACTTCACGCTCACGAAACACGGCAAGCTGCCGGGCAAGCTGATCGGCTCGCACTCGCTCGACGCGTGGGGCTACCGGCTCGGGCTCCACAAGGGCGACTACGCCGTTGAGATGTTGAAGAAGGGGCTGGACCCGTGGCAATTCTGGAACGAAGAGATGGAGGACTACTGCGTCAACGACGTTGACGTGAACGAAGTGCTGTGGGAGGCGCTCGCTAAAGATATGACGTCGGCCAAGGCATCGACGCTTGAACATGAAATCCACAAACTCGCGACGGAGATAAGCCTCAACGGCATCCCTTTCGATCAGGCCGCCGCGGAGGCCCTAAAATCCGCGTTAGAAAAGAAACTCGACTCGATCGAAAAGAGCGTCAAGAAAACATTCGGCGTATGGTACGCGCCCGTAAAGAAAAAAATCATTAGAGACCCGTACCCGGTTTTCACCAGCGCCCGCGAGAAGCTCGAAGGCCAGATGGACCGGCTGTATTCGCAGCGCGCGTACTACTCACGCAAGTACGAAAAGATGTACCAGCGCTACGAGCAAGGTTGGGAAGGCGCGGAGGATGCGCTAGAGCGCGAGGAACCCGTCATCAAATCGAGGATAGCACGCGCCGACGAAATGCTGACGAAGGTCCGCGCGAGCCTCCGGTCGTTCTCGAAGGTGAATGGCACGCCGGACCCGGCGCTCGGCGAGGACGACTCGCGCGCAGTGTGGGGCGCGTGCAGCGTGTCGAAGCGGACGCAAAAGAATAAGCGCTTTGGTGACCGCACCGAGGGCGCGGCGTACTGCCCGGTCCGGCGCATCGAATTTAATCCGGGCTCACGCCCGCAGATCATTGACCGGCTGACCGAAGTCCACGGCTGGCAGCCGGAGGAATTTACGGACAAGGGGAACCCCAAGGTCGACGACGCAATCCTCCGCAAGCTGTCGGACACAATCCCGATGGCGAAAGACCTCGCCGAAGTTTTGTTCCATAAGAAAATCCTCGGGCAGCTCTCCTATGGGCAAGGCTCGTGGCTCAACAACTACAACAAAGACACGCACCGCATCCACCATTACATCAACACGGGCGGCACCGTCACGGGCCGCTGTTCGCATAACTCCCCGAACCTCGGGCAAGTGCCGGGCGTGCGGGTTGAGAACGGCGAAGCGATCGGCGGGCGCGAAGGCGAGTACGGCCTAGAGTGTCGCCAACTATTCCATACTCCCCGCCTCGGGTATTACACAGAGGATGGCAAAGACGTGCCGTGGCTACAGATCGGCGCGGACCTCGCGAACATTGAGTTTCGGATGCTGGCGGAGGCGACGGCCCCGTTCGATGACGGCGAGCTGATCGCTGTCGTCGCGGGCGGGCAAGACGTGCACGCGTATAATATGGAGAAGACCGGCATCAACAACCGCGGGCTCATCAAGCGCGTGCTCTTCGGCCTGCTGTACGGCGCGGGTGATTGGAAGCTCGGGCACACGTTTGACCCGGAGCTGGGCGACGACGCGAAGCGCGAGAAAGGCCGCGAGCTGCGGTCGATCGTGGCCGCGGGTCTCCCCGCCCTCGCACAAGCCATCTCACAAGCGCAGGGCGACGCAGAGGCGGGTTTTCTGGTCGGCCTGGACGGTCGGCGCCTGTTCTGCCGATCGCCCCACAGCGCCCTCAATTTGCGCCTTCAAAGCGGTGCCGCCCTCGTGGCTAAGAAGTGGGCGGTGCTCACGTGGCAAGGCATGTTGGGCAAGGGCTACCCGCACGGATGGGACGGCGACTTTGCCATGCTCGCGTTTGTGCACGATGAAATCCAGACGGCGGTCCGCGATGACGCGGCCGACGTTTACGAAACGATCGTACTCGATGCCGCCGTGGCGGCCGGGGAATTTTTTGATCTGCAATGTCCGATCAAGGCTGACGCCAAGCGCGGACACAATTGGGCGGAGTGCCACTAATGAAAGAGTTTGTATTAGACCTGTCGGAAATGTTTGACCGCGCCGTCGCCGCGCGCGCGAAGGTTTGGAAGCATGACCGCAGCAAATCGCTGGGCGCGTCGGAAGTGTTCGGCTGCCTGCGTCAGAATTGGTTCAAGAAAAACTCGTCAGAAAAAGACACTGGATTTTCTGACAGATGGGGCGCGATGGAACGCGGGAATATCATGGAAGACCACCATGTTGCGCCCGCCTTTGAGAACTTCCTGCCCGAGCCACTTGGGGTACTGTACGCGGGCCAGAAAAATCAGCGGACGCTGGTCGTGGGCACCCTATCCGGCACGCCGGACGGACTTATCACGGGGCTCCCACGCGGGAACCTCCGGCTCAAGTGCGTGGACCGCGCCGACATAGTGATCGAGATCGGGGACGAGGGTTGCATGGGACTTGAGATCAAGTCGATCGATCCCCGCGCGAACCTCCACGAAGAGCGCACCAAACACCACGGACAATCTCAGGTTGGGCTCGGGCTCATCCGCGAGGCGACGAAATGGAAGCCGAACTATTGGCTCATCCTGTACGTCGACGCGTCTTTCTATGACGACATGAAGCCGTTTGTTGTCAAATATGACAACGATATTTACGAGGCGGCCAAGCGCCGGGCGAACCTCGTGTTCGCTGCCGATGAGGCGACGGCGCTGCCCGCGGAAGGCAAGTACAACAATGAGTGCGATCATTGCCCGTACGTCGACTCGTGCCGGGAGGCCATATTCTCGCAGTGGCACGTGCTCGAAAACGCCGAGCGGACGGATGATGCGGCGGCGCTGGCGATTGCCCCGCTGGTCGAGAAGTTTCTCCACGCCAAAAGTGATGCGGCCGATGCAAATACTTTGGTCGATGAGTTGAAAGAAGAGTTGAAATCCAGAATGGCCGAACTATCTACTAAGAAGGTAGTCGGCGAGAACTGGAAAGCGACGTGGAGTACGCGTGCCGGTTCTAAGCGCCTGGACAAAGCTGGTATGCGAGCCGATGGAATTAACGTCGGGGAATACGAAGTCCAGGGTAAGCCATATGACACATTACTGGTGACAATTCAGGAGTGAAAAAATGACTGACCGAAGTAAAGCACTGACGGCCGCACGCGAGCATGGCATGGCGGCGATCGACCGCGGCCTGCTTATGGGCGACGGCCTCAAAGAGCGCCTCGACGAACTAGGCGCGGGCACGTCAGGCGGTGCGATCTTGAAGTTCTCCGGCAACACCGGGATTTGGACGTTCAAGGATCGCGAGTTTGACTACGGCTCGAAGTTCGCCTTCAACATTGAGTATGTCGAATACGGCTACGTGTGTTGGAAAGACAAGAAGCTGATCGACTCCGTGCTCAAGCCGGTATTCGGTCACGACTCTAAGCCGCAAGAGAGCGACTTGGCAGACTACGGCCCCTACTCGCGCGAGGGCGACGGTTGGAAGGATGCCTTCCGCGTCAAGGTCCGCGACATTGAGGACGGCATGGAATACGAGCTGACATTTTCTAACCGCTCGGGTTGGAACGCAATGTCTTCGCTCGTGAAAGACTTCGGCGAGAAGGTCCGCCTTCACACCGAAGACGACGGTTCATTCAAAACGCCTATCGTGGAGTTGGGCGGCACTTCGTTTGAACCAAAGGGCGCGATCGGTAAGAAATTCGCCCCGAAACTCCGGATACTGGATTGGTATGACAAGGACGATATGCTGACCGTAATCGGAGGCGTCGATGCTGTTCAAAGCACCGACGATGTATCGGCGGACGCGGAAGCTGAAAAGAAAACCGGAAGCGGTTCCTCGGCTGTTCGCAAGCCCGCAGGCAATCGCCGCCCGCGCATGGTTTCCTAGCGCGACGCGGTAGACAACTATGGGGGGCACCCTCCGTTGCCCCCCACTTTTCTGCCTAAGAGGAACCCGCCATGAGCCACACAAACCCGAAGACACTCGTCGGGATCAAGAAAGTGTCACTCTCAAAAATTCCCTCCGCCGCCCTCGTGCACTGCGCAATGGCGATGACGGACGGAGCCCGCAAGTACGGAAAGTACAACTGGCGCGAGAGCGCTGTCGAAGCTGAAATTTACGTCGACGCCGCCCTGCGCCACATAATGTCGTGGTACGACGGCGAAGACAACGCGGCCGATAGTGGCGTGCATCATCTTGGTCACGCGATGGCCTGCATGGCGATCGTGCTGGACGCAATGGAAACGGGCAACCTCATGGACGACCGCCCCGAGGCTGGCGAAATGGCCAATCTCCTAGAGAGAATGAAAGGCAAGTACGACGATGAAAATGGTGCAACCGAACACAATTCGGGCGGAGATAGTACGGGACAGCCTGAGTGCATATGGCCTACGTCTGACGACAATGAAGCTAATCGTCCCATCGTTCATGCACACGAAGGTATTGCAACACCGCGCGTTTAGCCGTACAACGGTTGCTGGTGAAAGGGTTGGGGAAGTGTCCATCCTTATGACCGGCACGGACTACTCAGAGTTTCGCCGCGACGACGATAGCGACGACCTTGTGCAGCGGTTGAACAATCTTGTGCAGGACGCACTTGAGGCGAGCAAGCCCAAGGCGGTCCCCGCTACCGGCGTGCACCTTCCCTTCATTCGACCGGACGACGTTGACGCGGCGTTGCGACACGCGGTGAAGGAAAGCACGGGCGCTTTCCACATCGATGACTTCGAGATTTTCTTGGAGAAAGCGGCGCTCGGATACTTACGCCAACAGTCTGCCGTGCGGTGTTTTCGCCAGAGCGAGACCACACGCCTCAAGAAGCGATCGGCGCTTATCGACGATCTGGACACGTTCCACAAAATGATGAAGCTCGGGGACTCGGTTGATCTGTCTGTGCTCGAACACGTTGCGAACCCCGATCGGCGGATCACCGTTGCCGCCGCGACGCGCTGGGCGAACCCGTGGCTTCACGGAAACTTCAATGGTTGGAACCAGTTCAAGCTCGAATGGATTGGCGTCAACGGCGTCCGCGACGCTACGGTGCTTGACTTGTACGAAGCGGTGCGCGCAAACGAGATCGAAGTTGACCGTTTGACGCAGCAATATAAACCCGCGGAGCTGCCCACAGCGGTTGACCCTGCGGCCTGATTTTGCTAAGTTGGGCGCTTCATAATACCCACGACGGGGGGCATATTTCCCCCGTCTTTTTTTATGGAGCGTCCCAATGAAGCCAGCCTCCGACTCGAAGCCGTCCGTCCGCGCCCAAGTAATTGAAGCGCGGACTTATCTTAGGCCGCTAGATGAGTCGGGGGAATTATTGGAGACGCCGGAACAGGCGACGGAGCGCGTCATCGGGCACCAGCGCTGGTTGTGGGAGCGCGCCAAAGCCGGGATGCGCAGCACGGGAACCAACGGCAAGCGCCGCTGGCGCCGTCGCAAGCTCCGGGTGCACGAGGAAGCCGAGCTGAAAGAACTCCACCAGCTTTTGCTCGATCGCAAAGTTTCGCTCGCGGGCCGGACGCGTTGGCTCGGCGGCACGCCCATCTCAAAGAAGCGCGAGAGCACGCAATTCAATTGCAGCGGCGTGGAAGTCCGCACGGTGCACGACGTGGTTGACGTGCTGTGGTTATTGCTGCAAGGTTGCGGCGTGGGCTTCCGCCCCGTCGTCGGCACGCTCAACGGCTTCGCTGTCCCGATGGAGGTTGAAGTCATCCGCTCAGAGCGCGC